GATGAAGTTGAGCCGTCGCCGCGAACCGACGTCCGAGCCGCTGTTCTTTCTTACAGTCGTGCGGGCGATGGCATCAAGGAGATCCGTAACCGAGAAGGCGTCCGCCCCGCCAGTCACATGGCGGTCGTTGTGGTTCTCAGTGTGGTGGTCGTCTGCCGACACGCCCGTCAGTGAGTCGTGGTCAGTAACACCGCCACCGCCGCCACCAGGGGGTAGTACGTACCACGATGTCCCGTACCGTATGCAGATGGCCACCTCTTGCACCGCATCGAGATGGAAGTCGGCGGCGCCTACCACCTGCATGTTGCCCGTTCCGTGCTTCACGGTGATGTCGTGACCGCTCTGGGCGCTGATGAAGAACAGGGCGCCGTCTGTGGCCCATCCTCCCGTTGAAGCCAGGTCTACGAGATCGTCAGTCGTGCCTGAGTTCGCTGCCAGTCGTGACCACGAGTTCGCCAGCGTGGCCATGCCAGACCCGTTGATCGTCACATTCCCGGGCGTATACACCATCGCCCGGTCGTCTACGTAGGCACCCTTCGCCAGGTGAACGCCTGCGTCTGTTGTCGCCTGCTTAACGTAGTCGGCACGGAGGGTGCCGCTCGTTCCGCCCGGAGCATCGAGGCGAAGGACCGCTGCGCTCTCCCTGTAAAGCTCAACGTCGAAGCCGCTGCCGTCGCTCCACTTGAGAAGACCGTCGGCCATTACCCTCAGGCGTGGATCTGACTCTCCGCTGACCTTGACGTCAATGGCCTCTCTTGTGGTCGCTGCCCTTACAACTTGAAGGAGAGCGTTGGCGTCCGAGGCAAGCTCTTGCAAGATGACAGGCCCTTCGTCCACCGTGACAGCCTGGGCAGTACCACCACCTACTGCTACCGAGCGGTTGTACGCTTCGTCAAGACTTGTGTCTGTGTGAGGCACATCTGCAGCAACAAGCGCTCGAAAGGCAGGATCAGCACTCCCCCCCGAAGACGGTCCCGCGAACACGGTGTTCGCCAGCTGTGCGTCCAAAGATAGCTCTTGACCAGTAAGCCCTAGTAAATCACCGATCTTGTCAGGTGAAGCAGCAAGCGTTACTGCGTTATGCGCTCCTCCCGTAGCCACGCCCCACCGAACCCGTCCAATGCTGCTGTCGTATACCAGTACTTCACCGTCAGCTGGCACTTCGTCTGCAACGATGTCGCGGGTCAAGTACCGAGGAAGCGAGCGCGCTATCCGCTCACGGATGATCTCATCCCAGAGCGCTCGTATCCGCACATCCTCGAACGCGCTCAGCAGCTCATCTACGTAGGCCAATTTGCTGGCTCCGTCCATTCCACAGCATCAAGCTGTATCAGATAGTTCATCACATTGTTCACGTCAGGCCCACGTAACAACAGATCGCTTACAGAGCGAACCAGGAACGTAACCGTGTTCCCGTCAGGGTCCTTACATACGACCGGCCCTGTGCTCGGCTCCGTCAGCTGCAACAACCGCGTTCGCACTCTCTGTGCTCGCTCGAAGCTTGCCCTATCCTGCCCGTGAGGAACCTCCGTATCGATGATGATCTGATACACGCCTGCCGTGTCATGAAGGGAGTACGCTTGAATGCCGAGCACTAGCACCTGCGGATCGCTGAGCAGCGGATCGTAGCCTGATGTCGTTGTGATGGACCAGCCAAGACGCACCCGAATAGCAGTGTTGTTCCCCCCTCCGACAGACCAGTACGCCTTGTACACTCCGTCTGTAGTAACCGGACTTCCAACGTCCTCGGCATTCCCACCATCCCGTTGAATCTTCAGCTGCACAGGACACGTCGCGTCAACGTTGCGCAACAGCACCACATACTGCCACAGCCGCTTGGCTGTGACAGGAGCACCCAGGTCTGTCTCCGCCCCCCAGTAAGTAAACGTCGTGCTCGCCTCCCCACGACCGTTCCCAACGTACCCCGTTGGCCCACCATCATCACCCAGTTGCCAGAACCGAATCTGTCCAGCGGAGATGTACGAGGTCCACAATCGTGTCGAGCTATCGATGTACAACCCCCGAGCCGTACCGCTCAAGCGCCACGCGGTATGCCGCACCCATTGCGCGCCCCGCAGTACGGCACAGATGACGTAGGTGACGTCCTCACCACTCTCCGTTACCCGTTGCAGATAGTACAGGTAGTCCCCACGTATCACACTCTCATAGATTGTCCCGCCAACGGGAACATGTGTGATCCCCGTCACCGCTTCCGGACGGGCAAACGCATTCTCATCCATCCCCACCGATCGTGGTCGAGAGAACCCGTCCCAGAAGAACAGCGTTGAACCGTGGTTGTACACCCCTGCACTCGCCCCGTGAAACGCAGCAAGGCCCACGCCGTGGTTGGGACTCCGCTCATTCTCAGCGGTTACTGCCCACGCGACCCCTGAGGGGTCATACCGATAGAGGTTATCCTCCTTCGCAACAAGCAGCACCGTACCGGAATCTGCTATCCGCGTAATCGGAATGCTTGAGTCCCCGACCTCAACTGTACCGGCATACGTCGAAGCGTCAGCTGACAACGATATCGTCCCGTCAACATTCGCTCTCACAAGCTTTGAAAGCGGACCATCTTGCTGCACAGCAAATCCACGACACTTGAACCCGCTGCCACTGGTCGTCCATGTATCAGCGCCTGTCTGTGATATGTTCGCCCGCTGAAGAGCTACCGCATTTACGCTGTCACCCAGCGGCAGGTGTGCCGTTCCTTCAAAAATCGCTCCATAACGAGCTTCGGCACCAATACTGAAGGACTGAGCGTCAATCTGGGTGATAACCGGAGGTGAACCCTCTACCTTCAACTTCGTCACGTGACGACCCTGACAATGGTACAGAAACGACACGTCTGACACGGCAGTCGCCGCCAGTCCCAAAAACCCAATGTAACGGGCCTGACCATCTGATGCGTCTGTCCAGCTCAGCCAGTTAGCAGCCTGCATGTCAATCGATCCGCAGGTAGCAGTAGCAGCCTCAACACCAGTGTTGCTCAGTATCTCGTAGGCAAGAGCCGTGTCCGCTACAAGGTTCACATCGGTTGTCGCTACATTGTGCCTATCAATCCAGCTTGAAGCCTCCACCGCTGTCGTCGAGGAAGCGGCACCAAGATAGATCGCCCCGTCCGCGCTCACGTTTCCGGTGACATTCGTCTTTCCGCATCCAGCTAGAAAGAACGCTTGTGTTGTGAAGCCAATGGACAACGCCCCATGGTTACCTGACGCCGTCGGCTTCTGCGTGACGCCTACAAGGGCTTGTAATCCCCGCAGCGCCAGCCCAAAACCAGCAGTTGCTTGGGTCCCCGCCTGCCGGTTCAGCGTATACCCATCAGAGTTCATCGAGCCTAGATTCTCAATCACATAGTCACTCGAACCGTAGTACACCTCGGCACAGGCTTCGTTAAAAAACGCGGATTCCGCCTGATGCGGACTATCCGAATCACCGCATCGCCATGCTGTCGTCCACTCATTGCCCGCTGCGTCGGCAACGCCAATCGAACACTGCAACGTCTCAGCTCGTGTGTCCACCGCCGAGCCGCCCCGCGCTCCTAGTATCAGAAGGTCAGGCTGAAAACCCACGCCGGTTACCGTTGTGGAAGCGGTGGAACCAAAAGTGAAACCACTCACCTTCGCCTGTACGTCATTTCCACCAATGGCAAGGAAGTGGAAGATCAGCTGCGTGCTATCGCTACCGTTACCAGCCCACGTGATTGTGAAGTTGCTCCCTCCGCTGTAAGACACCGAACCAGTGATCAACACAGAGCCTGATGCGTAGTTCACCAAATTGATTGCCTTCGTCCCATAGATGCTGGCAACAGCCCCACCGGAGGAGGCATCATTCGAGTTCCACCCAATGCCACGTTGCCCCGTCGAGGTCAGATCACTCACGCCAAACGATGCCTTTTGCGCTGAAGTAGAAGCGGTCACAGTTCCGTCTGACGAATCACCTGAGGTCCATATAATCAGTGCCTTTAGGGCTATCCCTGCAGGGAGGCCATGCGCAATGCTCTGATCTCCGTTCGTACTCGCCGGCTTAAGAAAGTTGCCAACGTTAAACACGGCACCACCAGTGGGTTCCGACTCAAAGAACCACGTTGGCTTGTCGGCCAGCGGAAGAGTAGGCGTGACGCTAATATGCTTCTGGATCAACCGGGCAAAGCCCGGACGCGTACAATCCACGTTGTCGGTATACAGGTAAACATCTGCGCCTACATCGAGCGCTTGGTAGTAACCAGCCCCAGCACTCCATCCGTGGGTCCACCAAGCCGACAGAGGCGGGCCGGGCGAGCCATGCTGAAGTTCCTGCGCACCAGTCTTCTTCCATGCCAGGTCAGAATATCCGCTACCGTGAGACTGATCGGCAATGGCGTACTTAACGCCGTTAATGATTCCAAACCTAGAAGGCACTTGGAATCTGTGTCCTCCGCTTCGCCACCGATCGGACGCGAGGGCGGCCGCGTCCTAACTTCTCCAGCAACCGGCGGTGCCGCTGCTTCCACTCCATTGATTCCTGTAACCGCTGGTTCCGGTAAGCACCAGTCAGGTGGGCAGCCTGCCGCTCGAACATCTCGGCTACCGTTCCACTCACAATCACTTCAGGCGGCGCGTATACCGCAGTCTCAAGCGCACTCCACGTGTCCGCACCCTGCGCAACACCGGTCCCTTCTTCCAGCCACTTCACCCACACCGACGTATCAGTCACATGACCAACGTCAACCACATCACTACCTACCCCACGGTAATCTTGTAGCTCTCCGTATCTCGGCCACTCGTCCGCTGGCTGGCTCATAGCGATGTAGGTCCGGTTGCTGTCACCGGAACTAAACACCGACCGGGGGGCAAACAGCGCTTCAACATGGCGAGCGTCTATTTGCTGACCCGCTCCCGTTGTGAGGGGCACCAGCACCCTAGCTGTGGACAACAACCCGATGCAGTCCACCTGCGCTGTGAAGGAACCAGTCCCAGATACCACGCGTACCTGCACCTGCGTACAATCCTCCGGCACAGTCCCCTGAAACCGCACCTCCACCCAACCCGTCGTCGGCCCATACACCGTCTCAAAATCGATCACCGACGAGCCAGTCACGTTGTACAACTGAACCTGCACCTGGCTACCAGCCGTCACTCTCATGAACACAGATAACTGCAGAGTCTCCGGATCGTGAACCAGCACCGACTCTGATCGAACACCATCGTCCGTGGCGCTACCGCTCACAGTCAGCGCTTGCCGTCCGCTCATCACGCTTGCAGCAGTCGTCGTCTTCGAAACCGATCCCCCACCCAGCGCTGTCCAAGACCCCGTCCCAGTCGCTTCCATATCCCCGTCGGGCACTAGCGTTAAGATCGTATACCTCGGCCAATACTTGCCACTCAGCACTCGGTTGACCGCTGCCATTAGCTCGTCAGGATGCGACCAGGGCATCAACAGGACTGTGTCCCCCGACTGGACGCTGCTGCTGAAAGCTTGTCCCACTGTCCACGTCCCACTGGCAGCGGCCCATCCGCCATCACTAACAAAGCGCACTTCACCCTCAGGTGCGGCAGCGTCACACTCGATAGGCCACACCGCCCAGCGGTCATACGCGTTCGCATCGTTTGGGCCAGCACCAAGCCAGCTGCTGTCGACGATCGTCGTGGTACTGCCGCCCGTCGGTGTTACTGCCACGGGACCGTAAGGGCGGCCGGCGTACAGGACCTCAGCCACTTCCTGCACGATCGTTCGTACAAGAGTAGACCGCGCCACTGTTTACTTGACCCTCTTCAAGCGAGGATTACGCCTTTTTGCTGCTGGCGAAGCCCTACGCGTGCCCGCCGCCAGTATCCGTCCAGCGCGCTCCATCGAGATGCCTTGCTGCTTAGCGATCCGCGCCTGGTTCTTTTTGAAGCCCCGCACCACGGCACTTACCTCGCGTGTTGTCGGTAACCCACGGCGTAGATGCTGTAGGTACCTGCAGTGTCAGCGGTATCTGCTGTCACCTCCACGATCCGCAACGCATGCGTCAACGGATTGGGAGTGGCAGCAGCGGTGCCAGTGAGACCACCAGTCCCACCGCTACCTCGTAGATACTCGATAGGCACTACCCGTTCCGATGTTCCGTAGTCTCCCGTGCGGAACATCTGACAGGCGACAATGTCGTCAACGCTTGTTGCTTCTGCGATAGCTGTGAAGTGAAGTGCATCTGCCCAGTCGTTGTCGACATCGAACTTCGGGTCGGCGACCATCGCCTTCTGAAGGTAGATGTTTATCGTAGGACTCGTTGCGGCACCTGTTGGCCCCGTCGCTATCAGCCGAAAATCTATTGCGTCAAAGTCAGTGATAGCAATCGAATCGATGTCTCGAATGATCGCGCCTCGAGCAGTCGTAGCAGCTGCCAAAGACGAATTCTGGCTCAGCAATAGACTGTCAAAGTGTACCGTAGTCCGTGTCATGTCTCTGCCCCCAGCCGCTCGAGCACTGCCGTCTGACGCGCCAACAGCTCTGCTTGTGTCCTCATCGCTGTAGCCGCCTGCTCCCTCTGAATCATCGCCCATGCACTAGGATGCTTCCTCTGAATATGAAGCTCCTGTGCGTACAGATTGACCAACTTTGCTTCACAACGTACGGTTGTCAGCCCATAGCTGTCCATCCGGTTTCGCTCCGGTGACTCGGGATGGAAGTAGCACGGGATCGCCGGAGGAGGTGGCCCTTCCATCGGTTCCTCGGTGTACACCAACTCACCCGCCATGTGGTGGTCAGCGCCAAAGCGCTGCCGCAACCGTTGTCGCAACTGATCGGTCGCGATGTCGCTTGCCTCACCTGTGGCACGGTTCCACAACCGAATACGTCCGTTCGTTGATGTAGTCACCAACCCGCCATCGGTTCCCTCAGGTGGTTCGGTCGTCTCGGTATAGGTATCCACTCGCTTTTGGTCCTTCAGCAAGTTGTCTGCAACAGCATCCAACCGCTCTTCCAGCACCCTATCTGATTTTGCCGACATATCTCCTCCTCAAGTGCTTCCTGGCATTTGTTAACCGCCACTCAGTGTAGTCGATGATGTCCTGTACCAGTGTTGATTCTGCCTGCAACCCCTGTATTAGTTCAGCCGTCGACTCAGCGTCCTTCAGACGCCAGGTTGCCGCCCACTCACGAAGGGTCCCAACGCTCTCTTCCCAGTTACCAATCACCCGCACAGGAGGAGCCGCGATCAACGATGCATCGCCCATATCTCGCATATGCATCGCTATCTCCCCATCTCTCCGGACCCACACAAATTCGTAGCGCCGCAACCCCTCATAGCTATCCGGCACGAAGCACCGACCAGCTTTGCTCGCCTCTAGCGGCGTCAACGGCACTTCGGCAAGCGCAAACGCTTTTTCGTCAACATCCACCTCATGGGTCACTTTCACGACTTAACCCACCTGTCTACACGCTCACGCACACGGCGCAATTCCGCTTCAGCCTTCCGCCGCTCAGCCAGATGCTGTTTGCGAGCTATCTCCGAGGAAGGTTTCACACCTTCCTCGGAGACAGTAAACAGCCGTCGGCTAGTTGATTCGTGACTTCTCGACTCGGACGTAGTCAATGGTTACCGTCCGTGCCGCCGCCGCACGGGAGATCACTCCGATGTACGGGGCCAGCGCAGCATCACGATCCACGGTGGTGATGAACCGCTTCTGGTAGAGCCGCCCGAAGTGGTCGGTGATGGACGCTTCCATGATGACACCGTTACCGCTGCCGTTGTCGTAGAGCACGATGCGAACCGTGAAAAATTCGTTCGCAACAGGCGCTAGACCTGAGAACAGACGGTTGGCCACGCTTTCGGCTGTATCTGCGTCGTCGTCCACCCACACGGTATGCCAGACGTCATTGTCGGCACCTGTGTCGAACACTACGCCAGCAAACGTCGAAGCGTTCGTTGTCAACGCGTCGCCCGATCCGATTGACACTGGAATGTGTGCCGCGTTAGCCGCCTGTGCATCGCCACCCTCCTGTGTGTCATCGTTGAAACCAACGTTGATACACACGTTCGTTGGATCGCTGATATGCAGCCGTGTTTCCAGTGCTGAGTACCCCTCTTGCGCTCGCCATGCCAGGAGTCCGTGCGCAAGAGAGATGCGCGAGTTCGCGGCTGCTGCAGTTACACCTTGTGCGGCACAGTTGCCACTGACAGTTGCGATGCCGATAGCCGTCGCACCTGTGCTTGTAGCCGTTAGCCACCGGACGCCGTTGCCCGCCGCCGAGTTAATGAGGTCTGCATCGAAGTCATCCTCGATACAGAGAATTCCACGCTGCGTGTCATTTGCCACTGTTCTATCCTTCCTCGGGCATCTTCGTTGCCCATGTCATCTGATGGTTCGAGGAACTGGTCCTACTCCTTTGTTGCCTTGCCAGCTTTCCCCTCGAGCTTCGCAACCCGCGCTTCCAGCTGGCACAGCTTACACCGCGCCTCTTTGCGGCACTTACCGCAGTACGTCTCGCTCATGACTAACCTGTCGGTGCTGTCGCGTCAGAGTGAAGCTCCCACATGAAGCAGGAGACCCCATTCGGTGTCCGCTCACCGTAGGCGTACTCGTCGTAGCCGATGAGCTGCTCAGCGCCGCCACCAATCTCGTCGCGCCGCTTGGTGATCCAGCGAGCAGCGCGCCCCTGCACGTACAGGAGTCCCTTGCGAGCAAAGATGCCGCCCTTCGCGTTGTTACTCACGATTGGAATGTTCGCATCCTCGTGAATGTTCACACCGAAGAGTCGACCGCTCCACCCGTTCCGGTAAGCCTTCGCAGTTTCACCAACCGTGACCTCAACGGTCGGCGTCGCATCGATAAAGCTCACCAGCTCTGACTGGATGTCATGAATCTGAAACGGGTGCAGAACGGCGTTGATCTCACCGTCCGCACCTTCTGTCGTGTTTCCCGTGATGTTCCGTTGTGCAGCCGAAATCACACCCGAAGTCATGGTGCTACCACCACCAGGGTAGCTGTTCGTTGCCCCGTCAATGGTCGCAATGCCATCAAGGTCCTTCTTGCGCTCAATCGCTTGCTGCGCTAGCTGACCGATTTGAGCCACGACGTTCTTGGAAATCCTAGCGTATGCACGGTCTGTCACCAGAGTGGTGATGCCCGTCATGGTCGGCGTGATCGTCCGCATGGTGTCGGTGATCTCTTGCCAGTTCTCCATGATCGTCGTCTCTGTGATCCCAGTCGCACTCAACCTGTTGAGTTCGATCTCTTCCCACGACAGGCCCTGGTTCTCAGGGAGCGTGTGCTTCTCGCAGAGACTTGCCACAACAGTCGGGTACTCACGTCGGATACGAGCAGAGTCATGAATCAGTGGAAGGGAGTCAGCTAAACTCCCAGTTGTCGTCTGTGTCGCCACTCTTACCTAACTCCTATTCGGGATAATCAATCCCATACTTCTGTCTGAAAGCCGCCTTCATTTCACTCAGGTTCCCAGACCGGAAGACGTCATCAGACGTCACTGCCCCAGAGCTGCCAGCCAACTGTGCAGGCCGCGCCTGCGATCGGCTTTCAGCCACTCCCTGGTCACCCGATATCTTCTGACCAGACTTCACGCCATCCTCGTAACCGCTTTGATACAGCCGCTTCGCATAGTCCTGAACGATAGCTGTACCCCACTCAGGTGATACTCGCGTGCGCCCGCTCTTCGCTTCAGCGATACGCTTATCAAACTCCTGAATAATCGACGGACGATTGACGGCCTTTGCACCGGCCTGAATCATGAAGATGGTCGAATCCAACGCTGTCTGTAACCGCGTCCCGTCCACGGCTTCCGTGACGGCATCGGCTACCGCTCGTTGGCGGAGGTCCTCCCCAATGGCCATTAAGCCATTCCACACCCTCGGCTCGCGACGCAACAGGTTGATGATATCGTCGCGAGTAAACTCGCCCGATCGCATCAACGCATCCCAGCGTCCTTGCAACGACCTCAAGCCCTGGTCGACATCCGTGTAAACCTGCTCAAGCCGTTCATTCCTCGCCTGCTCAGCCTCGATCTCTGTACGGAGATTCTCCGCAGCTTCGACATAGGCGTGAGCACGACGGTCCGCCTCCCACCGTTGGAAGGACTCATGCCGTGGATGCTCAGGGTTTTGATACTGCGAAAGCAGCACGTCGAGATCGACGTCCGTGACACTCGTATCGGGGGCCGATTCGGGTCGCTCTTCTGTTGACTGCTCCGCGTCAGGGGTCTCAGCAGGAGCACTCCCGATAGGAGTCTCTACATCGCTGAGGGGACTGACAGGCGGAGACTGGTCATCAGAAGAGGGTGGCGCCTCGGGAGAGGATACTGGTGCCTGTGTTTCCACTTCCTGTACCAAAAACTGTACCTCCTTATCGCTGAACTATATCACGAAACGACCCAGCCGGATGAACCTGCAGCAGCCTTGCCTGCGAGATCACCGATAGTACTATCACTAAACGGCGACGGCGGAAGCTCGAACATAGGAGCATCCGGCAAAGAGATGTCCCCAATCGGTCCCGCTACGATCGGCGCAGGCCGTGGCGGAGGAAGTCCCACCGTCGGGAACATCTCAGGTATCTCCTCATACATGCTCTTCAGACTTGGTAGACCACCAAACAAGTCCTCTGCAGGATTGACCAAGTTCTCAGGAACTGCCCCTGCACCTGGAAGGTTCATCGTCACGCCCTTCGGCAAACTGTACGGCAGGAGCTGCGCCATGATGCGACCACGCTCCGTAGCTTGTCCTTGAATACCCAGCTGCTGAGCCGCCATCGCTTCTGCGCGCTTCTGTTCGAGTTCCTTGTAGCTGAATCCTAGCTGGTCGTAGCCCAGTCCAACCGTTGCATTCTGGATGTCCGCTTGTAGCTTATTCGCTACGTTCGCCGCCTCGATATCGGCATTCTTGAAGATTTCCTCAACCTTGCCCTTCCACGCTTCGAACGCAGCATCATACGTCATCTTTCGGTTCGCTACTTGGTTCTGGTAGTAGGTCAACCAGATGGTGGCAGCTCCCACAGGATCGGGGGCTGCGGAGCCAACTACCGTACCACCACTGCCGCCAGTGCCACTGCTGTCCTTGAGCTGACCTGTGCTCAAGACTTCGCCCTGATCTGTTACCCAGACAGCTTTGCCTGCGCCGATGTTATAAGGACCACCTGTGAGCGGACGGGTGCTCCCGTCTAGATTCTGAATTACCCACGCACCGCCCTCCGGGCCGGGGGCACGAATTACACCAACCGGATTGCCGTCGGCATCAAAGATCGTAGCCCCATCAACCTTTGCCGTCGTCTCCGCAGGAGGAAAGGTCTCATCACCACCTGCCACCACGGGCAGTACGGTGCCATCTTCATACACCCACACCAGTGCACCAGCACGCCAGGCTACTTTTGTCATTCTGTTTTCACCTCAAGTTGTGACAGTATCCGTTCCAACCGTTCATTTTGTTCAGCACTCAATAGGTGTAGGTCTCGCCGAAGCGACTTCGGCAACGCTGCGTCGAGAACCGATGGGAAGTATTTCATCAGCAAATCTGCTTGCTCGGCCGCTAGCATTCCACGGTCCTTACGGTAGAGCAGCTCGCCCTTGATGTGAGCAATAGCAAGGTTGACAACCCCCTTTGGATCATGGCCCTGCGAGGCATACCACTTATAGACGCCCGCTTTCGTGTGAGCGTCAGGCCCATCACGGTCCACGGCCTTGTCGTACCAGACATTCGCTTCCGCTTCAAATTGGAACATTGCATCCTCATGTTCAAGCGACACGGTGATACTTCCATTGGATGTTGGGTATGCAAACCGTGGCATGTCAGCCAAGCGATCAGATACTTCCCGCGCTTGCTTGTAGCCCCGCTCCCATTCCCGTAGCGCAGGCGCATCAGCAGGAAACTGGCTGCGCCTATCGATCACTTCCTGTAGCCATACTGGAAGCTCAGCCTTCTTTGCTTCCTTCGCAGCGAAAAAGCGATCATAGTCAATCTCGTGCGTTATCGGATCCTCGAACTTCAGGTCATCCGGAACGATAGCCGTATACTCGAGGTAAAGCCGCTCGGCCTCACTGTCAGCGTCTTCAGGAGTCTGCCTTTCCTTACCAAAGTAAGCGTATGCTATCGCTCCTTCTATCTGACGGCTGTACTCTCTGCGCCAGTCGACCAAGCGGACGCTGGCGTGAATGTCACCAGCATTTGCCAGCGAAGCCAGCCTCTCACCTTCCTGCGCAATATCCAGACGAACGGCCTGTGTCACGTCCGGTTCACCACTCCGTCGAACACGCTCCACGTCCTCAGCCAGCTTCGGATACTGGGCCTCGCCCTCTTCCGTTATCGCATCGGCGCGCATCCACTGCGTTGCATCTTTCGCGTTCAACGGATAACCGAATTCTTCCTTAAAATCCCTGCTCAGTCTCTCGATCGGTCGCTCAGCACCAGTCCGTGCACCGAACGCTCCAGCGAGAACAGTGCCACGGCCCTGACCCTCCAGAGCGCTCTGCATGGTGAACGGCACAATGGCGTTTGCCATGTGAAACATGAACGCCGGAGCGTTGTCGATGTTCTCATCCTGTACCAGGTTCCAGTCCCCTCCGGTAGACCCCGCAGCGAACTCGAGCATTGCCGCTGTGAGGTTACTACCAGGTGCCCCACGACCAACAAGAAATAGCATCAAGGGATTGCGCTGCAAATCGGGAGACATTAAGTCCGTCGGCCTTCTTTCACCCACACCGCCAGCCGTCATCGCTGTTGCAGCAATCATCTGCACTGCTGCTCTCAACTGTCCACCAACACCGACCCAGTCACCATTCGGCATCTGATGCGAGAGAAACCGCTTCCCGCTCAGCGGATTCAGCCCAGTCTCAATCTCTTCCCAGTCCTTGCCCAAAACAAGACCGGTCGCCACATAGGTACCCGCGACCCCTGCTGCCAGCTGACTGAACGCCCTGTAAGTATGTCGAGCCGACTGCGACGTTGGATGCATAACGATGTTCCCAAGCAACGCCAGCGTACTTCTCATAAGCTTTGGACTGAACGCCATCCAGAACGCCTCGATTCGACGCTGGTCTCGACCAATGCCAAGTGCGATCGTATCGATACCACCTGTCAGGTTCCGAATGTAACGTCCGAGTTCAACGGGGTCCGTCACCGTGTTCTCAAGCGACTTCCAAAGTTCAGCACGGATCACCGTAAGGAACGTGTCATACGAAGCCGCGAACCGTCCAAACGTTTGTCGCTTCGCTACTTCGTAGACACCGCGCACTTTGTTCTGATAAATAGCGGCCAGACCAGGTGTAGGTCCTAGTGACTCCCCACCACCACGGAGGAAGTTGAAGAATTCCACATCACCGATGGGGACGTTCCCGTCCGTTATCATCTTGTTAATCGTGTCAATGTTCTGGCGGATGTACCGCGCCTGCACCCTCGGATCAAATAGCGCCCGGTAGTGTGTCACTGTTGCTCTGGCCCATCCCCCGGGCGAGATCGCCAAAGATGGAAGGCCATGCACAAAAGGCGCAGCAACGTCAAACGCAGCAGAGATACCACGGCCAACGTTCGCCACCCACTCTGCTAGACCAAATACCGTTCCCGCTGCACCTTCCGAACCACCTGCCTGCTTTGCAGCTTTTTCTAGCCCTTCAACCAACACCGTAGGAACGAACGCTTGAGCCTTGTCCGTCGTGCTCAGCCGCAACCCTTTCGTCCCTTCCCCAACCCAACCTTCCGCTCCCGCCTTCTTGAACATAGATTCGAGGTTCGCGCCAGTCTCTGTGTTCTCACGTGCTGCCTTGATCACGCCCCTCAGGGCTGAGATCATCTGCTCCGCACGATCGTGGATTTCGTGTGGGTCAACCACCCAGAAGTAAGCATCATCCCCACCAATGCCACCACCACTACCAAGCCCACTAACATCCATGTCATCAATGTCAGGCAGGTCCTCCGGTGCAGCCGCTGTGAAAGCGTCATCAACCCCCTCTTCCGGTAGTGCGGCATCAGCCTTTGTTGTAAATGCGGCCAGACTCTCAGACGCACCTCTTTCACCGGAAGGCCCAAGCTCTCGCGCTTCGATCTCCGCAACAGTCCGGCTACGTGGCGTATGAACGACCTGTTCTCCTGCAGCACCTCGTGCGCGACGCGCTTCGCTAGCGGCACGCTCTGCTCGCCAGACGTAGTCCCTCAACCGTGTGCGATGCTGATAGAACCCATCACGGGCGGACGCTGCGAACGCGTCATTAAAGTCCTGTTCTAGGTACCAGACAACAAGCGCCCGTTCATCTGTGATCTCTTCAGGGTACCGCGCAAGTCGAGCAAGAACGTCTCCATGGCAAGCCTCCGGCGCACACCAGTCAGCAAGATGCTTCCCCCGAAGCTCATCGATCGACGATATCTTCAACTTGCCTGTTAGTAGGTCACTAATGATGTCTCGCTCGTACGCAGCGATCGCTTCATACCGGCCATGCAGATCGTCAGGTGCAATCCGGTATGGGTTCCCCCATCCTCTTGGATATCGGCCACCTCGCCGACTTACGTCCACAGCGTCTGCAGGAGGCGCGAATGGACCGGCGCCCTTCCGAAGGTTACCCACGTTGGGATTCACACCAGCTCGCACGTCAGGTGCTGTCACCTTCTTTGCAGACTCGGCGCTCAATAGCGGTTTCTGAGATGTAGCTGGCGTCCCAGCTTCTTGTGCAACTTTTCGCTCTGCCGCCTGTTGTGCCTGCCGCTCGGCAATAAGCTTGTCCCGCACCCGCATCAGCGTCCTACCGACCGCATTCTCAGGGTAGATTTCCTGCGCATCTGCGCCGCCGTGAACCAGTGCGCGATTGCCAGTCCTGATCAGCTCGTCAGCAAGTTCCGGGTTCTGGGTGAACTTCGCGAGGGTGACTTCATACAAGACCTCGTCTTTAACCTCGTCCCAATCCTTGCGAACCGTAGCTTTCGCTGCGCGCTCCCGGGCGTCTTCAACTGTCTTGCCAGCTCTGACGCTTGCACGCGCCTTCTTGCTGAGCGTTCGCATCGCCTGATACGCGTGATCAGCGCTCCGGTAGATAACGCCACCGATCTTCACTGGTGCAAGATACTTGGGACTCAAGTAGGTAACGTTACCTTGTGGCTCAGGGCCAGCTGGCTCTGCGACAGCCGCACTTGGCCGAACCGACGGAGTCGTATCCACCGTAGGCACAACGTCATCTGCACCCGTGACCGCTTCTTCTGCTGTTTCGTTTGCAAGCTGCAACCGCTCAGGTGGCGCGGGCGGTCTCTCAAGAACACCGCGTGCATCTTCTGGTTGCCATACCCGTTGCCACGGCAATCGCTCGCCCTTCGGTGGCGCAGCGGGATTCGCACCCCCTGGCTTCACAAGGTTCTTCGGTCGCCAGACACCCGTTCCCTCACCCTTCCAGTCGAGGATCTCTGCGTAGCCGGCCTTGTTAAGCCAGGTGGCTAGCTCACGTTCCCCTACGTTATACCTGCGAGATCGGTCAGCAAGGTTGTCGGCAACGATCGTGGCCTTTGCGTCTACTGCGTCCTGCAACGCGCTATAGCGTTGCGTTAGGTTTCCAGCCTTATCGACTACTGGATAACGTCCACGGCGAGCGCCCTCTGCAGAGACCATCACAATATCGGTTGACTTGAAAGGGTCAGCTGCAGCAGCCGCTCTGTCAGGCACAAGAGCTGCTCCCGAGGCTTGTGCATACATCTCTGTGTAGCTATCTCCGGACCCGTGTCCAATGAATCGATTGGCAAGCGCAGCCTTTGCCATATCCTTCTTCGTGTACGCATTGGTCCGCCAGCGGGAGGTGCGGTTCTGACGCCAACGATCCAGCACGGACTTCGGTCCACCAAACTTGCTAAAGAAACCAGTCCTCTTCGCTTGCGCGGCAGCTATTGGTGGCACCTGCTGTGGCCCCACGGCGGACGTTACCAGTTTGCCGACGTTCCGGCGCAGCTGTTCGATTACGTCGTCGCCAGCCTGTCCCGCCAGCCCCTTCTTGCCCAACGCTGTCATCGCAACAACCAACGGGTCATCGGTGCCAGCCGGAATCATAGCGTTCAGGAACTTCTCACCATACTCGCTTCCGTAATAGCGTCTTAATGCACTCGGCCAGCTCTTCGTGCCTGTCTCACTTGGGACATATGTCTGCTTGTGAAGCGGTCGTTCTGGTGGACCCACCCTCGGCCGGCGCAGATGCGGAACACCATACAACGTCTTCCCGTCCGGTAGGTCAAACCGTTCACGCAACACCCACGTGCCATCTGCCGTCTTCTCGGTAATTACCTGAAACCAGCGGGGAATATCGTACCGGTCGTATGTGACCGCCGCTGCTGGTTGCTCGGGGAATTGGTCAACCTGCTGCCACCAGGGAAACTCCGTCTCGTCATCCCTTAGCTTGGGCTTGTTGGGCTTCTTTGGCGTTGGTACTAGAATCGGATGGCTCCGCTGGAAGACGTAGCGACGGAAGGTGATACCTTCAACCGTAGTCCACTCCTCTACAAGCATCACTCCATTGGACGGGTCATCCTTTACCGGCACAGCGATGATGCGCGAGCTACCTTGTTCATGTAGTATCCGGACCTTCTCGTTGTGAACCCAAATTTGGTGTTGTCGCTCATCACCATGAGGCGGGAGAAGATGCTCAAGGGTTCGCTCACCACCTCTGGCAATCTTGGCCTGTTCCGCATGATGCCGCGTTAGCTCACGAACAAGCGTATCGACCGCGTCTGCGTCTGGCCCTGGTGCGAGATTGGGTGCCTCCTCCACTGGTGCTGTCCCCTGCTGCGGTTGCACTGCATCAACCGTGGTATCGCCCTCATTCGATAGCCCCAGGGTTAGGTTGTCATCAACCTTGTCGGTAACCGATACCGCTTCCTCGCCTTCCTCGACTATCGGACTGAATGTAGGTTTCAGAGGCTGCGCTTCAGCAGAAACAGGCTCTACGTCAGCAACAGGTGGCCGTACCGCTGCCGATCCCGACTCTCCCGTCGGCGGTAATGGACTCTCTTCAGAGACAGCTGAACTTGCACCACCTCGTGGACGGCCTGACATTTCCAGTAACAAATCTCGAGCCTGCTCCACCTTCCGGATCATGTTGGTAGCCCACGCAGCGTCGCCACGCGCAAGCGCTTCGTTCATATTGAAGGGGTGTTCCTCGCCCGCTAGCTCATCTGCTTCTTCCTTTAGACGAGCGCGTAGCGCTCTTATCCGCGCCTTCGCTTCCCGAATCTTGGGACTCTTTTTCAGCATTCCATATGATGGCCCCTTCCCAACCTGCCGGTTGGACTCGGCCTGTTCCAGCGCTTCTTTCAGTAGGCGATCTAGCTCAGCTTCCGCTTCGTCTAACAGGCGTGGCGTATCACTGCCCCATAACCGCAGCACCTCACGGGTTGAGTGACCAAAGCTGTCAAGCACTCTGCCCATATCTGAAGCGGCCATCTGCTGGAAGCGCGACATGACGTAGGCCAAGACGACGGACCGTGGGCTTGCAGCCACGTTCACATCCTGCTGAGTGACCATCTCCTCAATGATCTTTGCTGAACCCTGAAGGTGCGGGGCATCTTCGTAGCTCGAAAAGACCGCAACCCCGTCGTCTGTATAGCCAACAGGCTTGATGGAGAGTGCCTCGCTAATTTCCTGAACTGTGTGTGGTCTGATTGAAGTTGCACCTCCGTGCATGTCTGCATACTCTGCGACAGCTTGGTTAGTGTCGTTGAGCAGCTGGCGCATACTCGTAATCCAGCCCTTTTCGTCTGCTGACAGCATGCGGTCATACCGCTCTACCTTTGGGTCCATCACCAGGTCTACCCACGATAACCGCGTCAGCTCCCCTGATTCGCGATCAACGAGATCGATCATCCCGTCAGCCGACATGTTGCGGAATGGCGAGGATCGCCCTTGCCGCACATAGGGATCGCTAGCGATCTGCAACGCTGTCTCCGCAATCGTGTGAGCCGTCCTCCCTTGCACTTGTCCGGCTACCGCTATGACGATCGCGGGATCGGTGACGCCTGCCGTCCGGTCCACACCAAGTGTTCGACCAAGCCCGTTTAGCACCGCTCGCGCTCCCTCGTCATCGTCAGCTGACGCACGTATCGTGGTAATCACATCTTCAAGCTTCGGTAGGCGAGCCACCATCTGGCCCTCAGGCACATCTGTCAAGGCAACATCGGCAATTTTGCTTCCGTAGAACATCCCTGAAGCGACGCCAGCAGCAATCTCGGCGCTCGACCGGACGTGCTTCGCCCCAGTTGTTTGCTCAATCGTTAGGCCGGCAAGCCCGGCGTAGTAGGTAGCGCCTAGCTCTATTGCTACACCGGTCGTTCCGCCTGTGAGTACAGTTGGTATCAGCCCAAGCAGTCCCGCAGGAGAACCAACAGCGTTTTGGAATCGAGCGGTATGGGAGAACACCGGTATGGGCAGACCTGTTTGCTTATCAAGAAACTGGCCAGCTTCGGTTATCTTCTCTGCGTCCCATAGGAAAGGCGAGAATGCAAACTCTGCTACCCCCGCATACCAGGGAATCTCGGCATCTAAGAGCCACGCCAGCTTCTTCGGGTCCACGAGCGTTTGTGCCAGTTGCCGGAAGTTTTCTCCCTGCTCGCCCTGCTCATTCCACTGTCGCTGGAACTCGAACCGTCGTAACCGAGTTAGATCGTCCCAGTCGTGAGATGTCACGTTAGCTGGCATCCCTTTGATGCCCCGTGAAAAGAGCTGTCGATCACTCTCCTCTCGTACAGACGTCAGATGGGGACCTTCCCACGGTTTGTTTACCATTGGTTTCCCTGCGCGCAGATACTGCTCGAGGCGCTCAGCTGTGACGTCGCCATCCAGCTGTGCGTACCAGTTACGCTTGATGTGTGCGACTTCAGGCGGATCGTTCGTCGGTGATATTACGTTCGCGAGATTGCCAAGTTGACCTGGCAGTAGCAACATCTCCGCCTGCTGGCGAAACAGCTCACCATTGGTGTGCTCGTAAACCTTCTGAAAGAACGCAGCCTTCTCTTCTTCGGTATCACGAATATGCCGACGCGCTTCCTCGATCGCGTCATCTGCGAAACCGCCAGACAAGATGCGATAGTTACGGTTTGGTTCGACCTCATTGAGATTAGTATCAACCCATCGTCCATTTACCCGTATGACTTGTGACGGTGATGCAGGAGCAAGCTTCGCGGGGCCAGCTGGATTCAGAGGCATCGGATACGTAGGTGCACCGCTCAAATCCAACGGACGCTTGCTGGAGAGGTTGAGCAACTCTCGAGTGATCCGCTGCTGTTCCATCAAGTAGTCATGCCGACTACGTTGACGCATTACCTGATCGAGGTGTTGCGCCGCCATCGACGTAAACTGCTGTGTACCAGCAAGCCGCTTGATCGTGTCTTTCGTCATGGCGTACTCCGCCATCGACGGTGGCGTGAAAGCATGAGAGCGCCGCTTAAAGCGCTCTACTTCTCGCTCAGTTCTCTCTTCTTCAGTCTGAAAGCCGCCCGCAAGCAGCACTCTGCTTATCCTCCTGACGCGTAGACGTTCATTGCCTGTCGCTCAAAATTGCGTCGACCGGGCAACGCCTGACCGATCATCCAGAGCGCCTGCTCTTCCGGTATCTGGTACAACGACCTGAGCATCCCCAGATAGTCCTTCTGGACTTGAGGACTCCATGTGTTGAACCGTCCGGCCACGTCAAAGGGATTCTGGAATCCTGAGATGCCTAGCTCACTCCGACCCATCTGGCCAAGATCCCAGATGCTCCGCGCCTGCTTGCCCCTCGCAAACTGCAGCGCAGCGATGTTGTTCATATCCGCCAGCGGTGCCGCCGGAGGCTCGGACTCAGCGGTGCTTGAGGCGTCGAACGGGTTAACCGTCTTCTCCTCTTTGCCGGAATCAATTGCTGCAGCCGTCCCGGAACGCTGCCCCCGCCTACCAAACCCACGACCAAAGGCAGTGTTATAGAAGCGCCTGTAGGCATCTAGGCTGTCACCACCGGACCCAAATCCAAAAGGCCCCGACACAGTAGCACCGTCAGCGGCGAGCAGGGGTTTTCCAAATGTCCTTCCATCGGGACCTTGCTGCCGTAGCTCTGGCCCGTTCGCCCCTACAATCTTTGCTTGATAAGCGCCGTAGTTTCTGAACGGAGCTACGAACGTGCCATGAGGAGTCTGCATTTCAACCTCAGGCTCTCGCTCACCAACGATCCACCGTCGCCGCCTGAAGTTCTGTGCGCCAGACGGTACCGTCCCACCCTTCTCAAACTGTGGAAGTGGTAGCCTTGTCGCGCTCCCTGCAAGCAGCTTTTTCATGACCGGAGTAGGAACGAGCGCCTGCCGCCGTGGCCACGGCGGCGTGAAAGGGACACCGAGGCCGTTAACTTTGTATGGCAGCCGGACAACAGGACTTGGACGAGGGAGGCTATACCGTTTGTATGGCTGTGCAACGTCCATACTCATACTCAATTGTCTTCGAAGTACCTCAGGATCGATAGCAACGGGTCTGAATGGCTGCGCAACGCCCATATTCCATTGTCTGCGAACTGCGTCGGGGTCAACGTTAGGAGGGGGATCGTTCCACGTGATAGGGGGCACTACCGGCGCCCGCACGGTACCACCTTCAGCCATCGGAACCGGCGCAGTGGTCGTCGCCTCCGGCGTTCGGGTATCGGTGAAGAGATCGGGCATTGCGCCCGTGACCGTCCTGTAGGCGTCCTCGTACATCCTGTTGATGTCACCCACGTTGAACGTTGGCATCGGTGCGCCGCCGCCGCCACCACCAGGGACACCTATAGTCGGAGCTTGCGCCGTTGTAGCCTGAACGCTCTGTTCTTTTGGCATGTACTTGAGCGCCTCATCAATGCTCATCGCTGTCACCTGCGGCGCGACGATATCTCGCAACGGACCCGCCGCAAACGATGACCCTGCCGTCGCAGGCGAAGCCCCCATGCCCTGTGCGTACATGCGCCCAGCGATTGCGTCATAGATTTCGCCTGAGCCGTACATCCGTGCGACCTCAAGCCGCTGCCGGTTATTCTCGAGCTGGGCCTGCATCTGGAACTGCGCGTTCAGCGACCGAGCAGCGTTGATATCACCCATCGCGGCTTGCACCAGATTGCCCTGAATGCTGGCACGGTTCGCCATCAGCTGTCCGTTTACCTGCGCAATCGCGGCGTCATAACTGCGATTCGCCCCATAGACGGCGGCCTGAGCAGCGGCACCAGCTCCATACTCCGATGCTTGTGCCTGCCGGTTCGCTGCCCAAGCTTGCAACGCCTGTGACTGAGCCTGTAGCTGGCCCTCGAACAGGGTCTGAGCGAGCGAATTTGCCTGCGTCCCAATAAGGTTGTAGTACGGGTACGCAGTATCAATTACACCCGACGGAATAACGTTGATGTCGTAGTCGTAAGAATCAGATTCCTGAACCATTGCGCTCCCTCATCTCCCTGTCGAACGTCAGCACGTTCAACAAAGCATCACCGAGATTCTCACCATACAAGGGCGCAGCCTGCGCCTCGCGCCCAATCATCCGAATCCAGTAGTCCACCGTGGCATTCTCAAGATCAAACTGATGCTCCTCTTCACTCACGGGTAGCTCACCAAGCCCACGCGGAGCGATCGCCTTCGTAATGTCGGCCAGAAGGTCCCGTGCCACCTTGTACTGTCCATCGATGAATTCTTCGATCTCCGCGACGGGGTCAAGCTTCTTCACTGTAGTACCTGTCGCGTCGGCATCTGCGGAGCCTTAGTCACGTTCTGCCGCTGCATGTTGTTCACCAACTGCGCAAGATCGGGTGGTAGTGGTTGACCAGGCATCGGCCCACCTTCCGGTATCGGCATCGGTGTAGGACCTGGCCCCATCCCCGTTGGCGGGATCCCGTCACCCTGTGGTGGTGGCGGCATCCCCATCGCTTCCGGTGGCATGCCACCCTCTGGCGGCATGCCACCCTCCGGTGGCATGGCCATACCGCCGTCTGGCGGCGCCGTCTGCTGCGACAGCTGCATGAACGCTTCCTTCAGGCTGGGCGAAGCATCCTCCAACAACTTCAATATCTGTTCGCTCTGCTCCGGCGTGATCTCGCTCCCAAGCCCCTGCAGCCGCGTCATGACAGCAGGCTGCACAAGCTCCACCTCGAGCTTCCGCCGCATCCTCTCTTCCTCCGCCCGCCGTTCCTCCATCGCAGGATGTTCCATACCGAACTCCTGTTCCCACACCGTCTCTGACGACAGACCGAGACTGATCAACCGCTCAGCCGTCGCAGCAATGATGTTCCGGTCGATGTCGATCGCCCGTGACGCTCGCGCCTGTACCGCATACTTCCAGCCCACCACGTCCTCAGGCCCCACAGCTATCATCGCCGCCTTCGTTTTCATCTTCGCGAACAACGGTACGGGTTCACCCATCAACTCAACCGAAGCCAGGTGACGCCGCACAACACACTCCGTGTGAGCGGTGATTGCCTTCATGCTCGGGTCAAACTCTCGCTCTGCGATCTGCACAGCTGTGGTGAAAAGATTGGCGCTCTGCCCAGCCTTCGTCTCACCCCGTTCTACCGGACGGTACATGTTTCGCTCAATCAGCTGCTTCACCTCTTGAAGTAGCTGAATCGACTCGTTCGTGATCGACCCCGTCGGAATCAGCCTTACGTCCTCTTCACCCATCCAGAAGCCCATTCCATCCCGAATGGGCAGGTCCGTTGGTCTACCGTCCTCTGTGACGTGATCAGGCGGGAACGACTCTCGGTTAATCCAGATACCACGCTCATTGCGTGCAGACTGCCGATGGCTCTCCCTCAAATCGCTCATCAACTCGTCGAATGTGTCCAGCATGTACCGCGCATGAAATAGCGCACCCATCCAGCGCAACCCAATGTCGTTGTCTACCGCGAGATCAGCCTCCATGAGACCGTAGCAGTTCTCACCGAAGTTGTGCTCAAACTCTGCTACCAGCTTCGGGTCTTCCCTGTGCGGGATCACCACCGCATGCCAGCAATGGTTCGCCCATACGAATACGTCCAGCTTGTGGCGGTCAGCCGCATCGCGCTCAGGCCCGGGTAAAGCGCTATCTCCCCACAGATTCCGGATGTCCGCCACGGTCATGTTCCTCACCTCTATGACCTCAGGCAGCCATTCAGCCGTCTCAAACGTCGTGTAGGTGTGACGAGGGGGAATGTAGGTCCAATGTATTGGAAACTTCTGCACCTTCATCGCATCGCACTCCCGCACCAGAAGCTTCCGCCGTGATGGATCAGTCTCCTTCGCCGCCCGTCCCAGCATCGCTCGGTACTCCGGCGTCGCCCACAGGTGAGGATGGGGCAATACACAGTCCCATGCCCGCCCCAGCCCACGCAAGTCAAGCGCCATCCTCGGCATCACAGCTCCCATCTGCTGCGACCGCCTCAACGCACCCACTGTCCACGGCTCCAACAGACTGTTCGCATGTTCCTTCAGCGCCTTGTCCTCAGGATCAGGTACGTTGTAGTGCAAACCAGGCGTCACCGTTAGCAGCGCCGCGTCCTCCCTCACCAGCATCCCCGCTATCCCAGACCGGAACCCCTTCACAGGTCGCCCGTCCGCTTCGCTCGCATCACGATACGTGTCAACAAAGTTGTCCAGCATCATGTATCGCGTCAGCGCATCGTCCACGTCCCGCTGCTTCCGCCACTTCTCGTGGCGCCAGTGGTTACCCAGCTTCGTGATCGCCTCTGGATCAGGCCGTCCATGTGTATTCATTTGGCCAGCATTATACCCGAACAAGACGGAAGCCCGGATTCGGCCTCCCCACCCGCACCTTCGGCCATATGTACTCAAGCCCTATCAACAACGCCGCCACCTGGTCCCGATACTGCCCGTTCGGAAACGCCGCCATCTCACCCTTCAACGTCTCCTTCCACGCAGACCACCCCGACGGGAACGTCACGTAACCCGTCTCAAACAAATGCACCGCCGCCGCCGCCCTGTTCACAAGATCGGCCGAACCCCTCAACGACGGTCGCAACGACAGCCCCAGCTTCTTCATGCTCGGTATGTCTACCGCCTTCACATACCCGCTCATCGCCGACTGCCTCTGTAACATCGATACCAGCGCCGGACCACTCGATTGGTTCTCCACCAACACCAGTGGCGTCTTCCCCCACCTCCCCTCTCCCGTCTCGTTACCCTCACCACGCCCCATCCACAACTCCAGCATCTTCTCATACAAGTCCACAGGCGATAACCGCCCCCGATACGCGTACGCTATGTGCCCGCCCGTCCGCAGCTTCACAATCTCCACCATCGACGAGTACGACCCCGCCTTCTTCGCCTTCTCCGTCTGCGCCGTATCCCAACACTGATACACACCCAGCACTTCGTCCGGCCTCGGCTCCGCCCCACGCTCCGGAAACCACCGGAATATCTCACCCTCCGCCGACGGCGGTAAACACATGTACTGCCCCAAAAATGACGCCCTGTCCTCCCGCCTCAACTGACGCAACGTCTCCGTGCTTATCCCCTTTACCTCCCCCTCATGCATCTCCAACGGCCAGTACGTCTCTTCCTCCTCATTCAGCGCTGGCGTCCGCCATACGTGCCAGTCCCCCTCTACCTCCATCACCCGCCCCGCTAAATCATCCTCCGCCCACCTCGTACAAATCATCACGATCGGCGTCGTCGCACTTACCCGCGTCCGTATCGTGTTCCTCCATATCCGCCATACCTCATCCTTCTGCCCCACCGTCGCTACCGACTTGTTGTCATGAGGGTCATCTATCACCAACATCGTCGAAAACCGGTACGACAGTATCCCCCCCGCTATCCCCGCCGCCCTCATCGTCGGGTCTTTCTTCCCAGGATCACCTCGCCTCACAAACCATTCCTTCTTCCCCCATAACTTCCCCTTGTCAGGCACCACCCCCTCATACAACATCCGGTATACCTCGTTCGACGCCACCGTGTCCCGTATCGCTAAGCTCCGTATCTCCGCTACATCATCACTGAAACTCACATACCCCACCTGCGGCACCCTCCCCCTCATCACCGCCTCCCCTATCACGTGCGCCACATACTCGATCATCGTGTCCGTCTTCCCACTCCCCGGCGGCGCCAGTATCAATAACTTCGTCGTCCTGTGCCCCACACTACACCCTATGAACCCCCAACATACCTCACACCCCTCACTCGTCAACGGATTCCTCAATAACCCCCACTTCAACGCCTGCAACCTCACTACCCACGGCTCCTGATGCGCCCTCACCTCCCACCCATGTACCACCCGCACGTACTCCCCAAAGTAATACCGCGCCCTCGCTAACCTCTCCCATATCTCCCCTCCTTCCTTTCCCTCTCCTACCATTGCACCTACCTCCTTTCCCTTTTTTACTACTACCCACCGCTCAGAGCTTCCCTTCCCCACCCCACCATGGGGACCGCCCCTTGATCACCGCTCATCAGGCCCCTAGGGGGCACCCCCCCTTCGCGCCAGCGCCAGCCCGCACCGCTACCCACCTCTCAGCCCCACCACCTCACCACCCCCCCGGAGGGGGGCGCTCGCTCGCCGCTCCCCCTTCACCCTATACCCCTGCCGACACCGACGCACGCTTTCCCCTCGCCGTTGAACCCACCATGGGGACGATTCCCGTTGGGTGGGGGTACGCGGGGGAGGGGCCGATGAGATAAGGGATGAGGGTGTAGCGGAGCTGGTAACCCCCTTCACGCTACCACACTAGGGAAGGGGCGCCTTCGGCGTCCTTCGGAGTAAACCCCCTTCCCAAGTGTGGTGGCGTAGGGGGTATGGTTCGAGCCGAATCGGAGAGTTCGAACTTGTTACAAGAAAGGAGTTGGTAATGCCAACTACAGTAAAGATTTCGTCGGCATTCGTGCCGATGAACGCCACCAGTAGGCAGCTGCGTGAGCGGCTGCCGAAGCTTACCGAGGCGCAGGCCTCGGGATGCGAGCGGCTGCTCCGGGCCGCCATCGAGCGGATGGAGGGCGGCGACTGGCGCCCCCTGTTCATCGAGGGCTGGTGGCCGGCCATCAACGGCCGGCCGATGAACTACCGGCGCAGCGGCGGCAGGGAGTTCTTCCAGGAAGCGCTCCCCGCCGATGAAACTCCACCCTGGGGGCCGATTCGAATCGGCAAGGTGGAGTTCCTCGTGAAGCGGCGGCTCGAAGAGCTGCCAGCAGGAATGACCGCCGTGTGGGCCGCCACGCGGCGGGTCCTCCTCTGGGACGAACCCGCCGATCGCTGGGGCTCCGCGCCCCAGTTCGGGCCGCCCGACGCGATCCGCGACGAGGACGGGAACTGGGTGCTGTACCCCGACGGCATCCAGTTCTCGCCTCCCGAGCTCGCGGCGGCACTGGCGACCGAGGATACGCCAGAGAGCATCCTCGCCGCCGAAGACGCCGCCGCAGAGGCCGACGACGAGTAGGCGCCACAGCGCGGGAGTAGGTACCAGCGCCTACTCCCGCGCTAACTTCGTTCGTTCGGGGTCATCCGAAAGGAAACCTTACCCCGACACAGTGCGGTACGCCATCGCGATAGGCACAAGCTACAGGCCACCGCCGCCACCCGCGCATGAGGCGCTCACAGCAACACCCGACCAACACACGAAGGGAGCGTCAATGCAATTCCTCATCATCATGCTCACGATCATCTGCGTAGTGGTCATCTGGGACTACTACGCGAATTGGAGGCAACCATGACCATGGAACACTGCCCGCTCTGCGACTCGACACGAATAGTCGCCGACATCTACATGTACGGCGACGACGCAGACGGGAATCGTGGCGAACCAGTCGCACTCTACACGTGTCTAGGATGCGACTTCGAATGGGAAGACTTCACGCCCTTCCCGATCCGACGCGAACCAGACCCAGACGCGGCCTATGACCAGCGCCGCGACGACCAATGGAGGTAACAATTGTTCCCGACCATCGACCGCCGGTTCAGCCCTGACTGGTACACCGGCAAAGCACCAGTTGCAATCTTCATGCCGCACAACCCCACAGGCCGCAGCCTCTGGGTCATACCCAACGTCGAACGCGTCGTTTCACAGGGGTTCCGCATCATCTACCCCAGAGAAGCCGGCCTACCCGGCTTCGTGATCGACACCGGCCCAACCACCAAGATCATCTTGGACCAGGGGCCGACCGACGGCTACACACTACAAGTTATAGAGGAGCGCAAATAACATGACCACAACCCACGAACACCGCCACACGGCGGGATCCATCTACCCGCCACTCCAGCACGCGACAATAGTCGACCGCGACGAAGACACACTCCTGTCCAACCCGCAGGTACAATGCCCACACTGCAGGGCCAGCTTCCCGCTGGCCCCCACCGAACCCCTGTTCTCAATAACAGGCGACTACGACACCCTACCCAACGCACTGTCCAAGACATCCCTGCCGTTCATCCTCTACGTCTTCAACACCCAGACCGAGACCATACTCCCCGTACCCGCCGAGTCCCTCTGGCTCTCCGACTCGTGGAGCGTGGTCACCCAGACCCGCGACGGCATCCAGATCATCTTCGATCCCACCTACCAAGAACTAACGGCACAACCAATCGGGACCAACCCGATCATGTACGCCGTCCACATCTCGGAGGCAACCAAATGACGAACCGCGTGCAACACGCGATGGACCAAATCACCAACCGGTTCATCGAACTAATCGAACAAGGCATCGCAACCGGCGACTGGACCCAGCCGTGGACCACCATGTTCGCCGGTCTACACCAAACAAACATCGACGGACGCTCATACCACGGCGTCAACCAATTCAACCTCGCGATGACGGCCAGCCTACACGGCTGGCCGCCACGCTGGGGAACCCTCATGGCATGGAACAAAATCAACTGTTCCATACGACAAGGCTCCAAAGCCACAACCGTCCTGTTCTGGGGCACCACCACAACCTGTCCCGACCACAACCCATGCCACGACCCCACCTGCGACGCGGCGTTCCGCCGCCACGCACCACGCGCCTACCACGTATTCAACATCGCACAAGTCACCAACCCCCCAACCATCATCACCCCACCGAACCCACCCATCTGGGAAGACACTCCCGAACGACTGCTCGCAGCACTACCTCTCAAAATCGAACAAGCCGAGGCCGCATACTACGCCCCGACACTCGACACAATCCACCTTCCACCCAGGACCTGGTTCTCCACACCCGACGGCTACTACTCCACCACATTCCATGAAGTAGCACACTGGACAGGCCACCCGAACCGGCTCAACCGTGACCCCAACAGAAACCGCAGTTACGGCTCCACAGACTACGCCAAAGAGGAACTAGTCGCAGAACTCTCCTCGGCATGGCTCTGCCACCACACCGGCGTCACCCCAACACCATCCGTCGACGCCGCCAACTACCTCGCAGGCTGGCTCCAAGCCGCACGCGAAACCACCGGCTTCCTCTACAAATCCGCTGGCGCCGCCCAGAACGCCGTCAACTACATCCTCCACACCGCCACGACCACACCCGAACCCATCGCTGCCTGAAAGGAGCAACCAATGTACCCCAACACCTGCCCGTACTGCGGCCAACACGACATCGCGACCTACCCCGCACTCCCCCAGAAAACCACAGAACCCACCACCCCCGGCCTCAAGCGCGCCTACGAACAAGCCACCGCCGCCGGCGAACCCGCCACCCCCTACCGCGTCGCCATGCGCAGCGCACACACCCACCACACCACCCACCACCTCGACCTGCTAGCACTCCGCCACTCACTCGGCATCGCATCGGGACCCCTCACCACCTGGCAACCCCTCTACAACCACGAACTCGCCACCATACTCGCCACCCTAGACGCATGGCTCCACGGCACAACCCCCAAATGAAGCGCCGCAAACCCCCCATCGACTGGGACCACGTCGTCGCCATCATCGAAGTCGCCAAAGACACGCTCCGCTCCCTAGCCACCAGGCAACTCACCCCCCGCACACCAGCCGACATGGAAGGACCCATCTGGTGGCCATCCCTCCAAGCACTCGTACCACACACATGGTGGGCCACAGCCATAGCATGGCGCTGCGTCTTCGGCATCGAACTCGACGACTCCTGTCTCACCGCACTCTTAACCGACAGAATCCACCGCACCCACAGCCACCACCAACCCACCCTATTCGACTAGCCGCACCCACAGCGTCCGCCAGCGGGAACACCACCCGCTGGCGGACGCCTTTCTCTTCAATCCATCCAAACCCAAACTTACTTTCTCTCATCAGGACGAGCGACCACTTCGATGTCGTCCCCGATGTCGGGAGGCGCTGCGATACCCAAACGCTGAGCCGCCTGCAGAATGAAGATGTTGTTCGTGCCAGAGTACCCCTTTCGGTTCGCTTCGCGTGCAAGCAACTTGTCTACCATAGTCCCCCGCACCGCGTTGAGCGCACCAAGATACTTTGCCGCATCGCCCTGCTCCTCGATTTGGTCCAGCGCCTCGTGAATGAGTTCCTGCGCTCGCCCCGCGATCCGATATTCCTCATCGATCAAGCCCCGCTCGCCAGCTACCAGCGCTGCGCTCTCGAATCGCTTCGCCCACGTGCACACCGTCCGCTCCCCCACACCAATCTCCCTCGCCACCAAGTACACAGGCTTACCCTCCCGCAACAACGCAAGCGCACGCGCCTTCGTCTCAGTGTCATATCGCTTAGCCGTCATGGTATATCCCTGCTATACTATCTACATGCCAACTGCAGAAGACGTTCTCTATTGGTCAGCCGATCGCATCCGCACACTGCGTGCCCTTACGGGTCTCACCCAGAAGGAGTTCGCCCAACTCATCGGTGTCAACATCAGCACCGTCCGCGCCTGGGAGCAAGGATACCGTATCCCTACCAAGATGAAAATCTTGAGCAACCTGTACGCCGCCGAGCGAGGACTTCGCCCAGACGCTATGCGCCTACCGTCGAAACGACGCTCCAACAGACGTTGTCACCATCACTGGCAAGTCAACCGCGCAACTGGAAACCATACCCACGCTTACTTCCTCTGTCCACTCTGTAGCGGCGAACACACACTAGTCCTGAAAGGAGGTTCATACAAATGAGTCAGGACCTACAGCAAGCATTGGACGATATCGCCGAGGCTAACTCCGGCAACACCGTCCTCAAGCAAGCACAGCTGGTGAACCTGCCATTCGTCCTCGACAGCCTTGAATTGGCAACGTGGACCGATAAGGTCACCGACGCTGAACGCTCTGCCTACATCGCTACGGTGACCCTCTTCGGTGAGGACGCCCAGAAGCAATACTGGCTCGATGGCCAGGTCGTCCGCCCACAGCTCGAGTACATCATCAAGAACTACCAGCTCCCCCTCTCCCTCAAGCTGGTCACAGGCGCAGGCGACAGCGGCAAAGCCTACAAGCTCCAGTCTCTGGACACACCCGTTCTCAAGAACCAGTCCACCGACGACACTCACACTGACACTGCCAACGCCGCGAAGCCCACGCTCATCAACGATATCTCACCCCTCGTGGAGTCGCGAGGCGGCATGGCCACAGTCCTCGAGCACCTCGACGACAAGCTCAGCGAGCACCTCATCTACGACGAGAACGGTAACATCACGTTCACTGAAGGCACATCTGCCAGCGTGCGCACCCGCATCGTTGCCGCTATCAAGGCACTTCCGGAATCATGAAGTGTCCGCCTGACTGCCCATGGCCTGATGACAAGGACATCCACGTACCGTGGTGCAGGGAGATATCAGATCACACTTGCTCAGGGCCTCCTACCCACCAGCACTACCCCAAGAAGGGCATCGGTGGTAACCCTGACGGCAAGCGAAGCAAAATTGTCGCCATCATCTGCGGCAGTATCCATGACCTCATCGACAACGGCACTACCCTGCGCAACGATGTCCGCACACACACTACCAGCGCCGGAAAGACACTTCGCTACTATCGGATATATAATCCTGCTACCACCCACAGAGAGGATGGGTGGGCACTCCTCTGGAAAGAGATCCCTTCCCCCCTCAGTAAGGCAGCTCGTCCAGAGCAAGCCCCCGTGCGAAACCTTCAAACGATGTGCACAGAGGAGGCTAGCCCACCCACTCCTCCTACCCTTGAAGGGCTTCTAACGCCCAAAGGCCTGCGCCAGCTGCCCGTCATGGACATCGAGGAGTACCTCGTTCTCGGTCGAACGATCGGTCTCATGAGACAAGGCATCCAATGGGCCATCGGTGACTTTCTTATCGCAGGCGAACAGCAGTATGGCGAAATGTACGCACAGGCGATCGACCTCTTCGATCTGTCCTATGACAGACTCAAGAACTACGTCTACGTCTGCCGTGCCTTCCCAACGGAAAAGTCCCGACAGCGGGACTGTTCCTTCTCCGTCTACGAAGAGTTCGCCCCGGTCGCCAACAAGGACCCTGTACGAGCTGAACAGCTACTCGCCATCGCAGAAGCGGCAGGAGCCACAAGAACCGAAGCGAAACACATCAAGAGTACTGAGTACGAGGACACACTTCCCAAGCCTGCTACGTGGCTCGTGTGTCCCGCATGTGGCCACACAGACGAACGCTCAGAGTTTCGAAAGGAGATCAGATAACCATGAGCAAGCTAACAAAGGTCGGCGAGATCGTCGTCGATAACGAAACCGGTGAGGTCATCGAATGGCCCGAGGACCTGACCACATGGCAGCAGAAGGCAAGCCACTTGATGAGCCGCTACCACCAGGCACAGGAGGAGGAGAAAGCATGGACCAACTACCGTCGCTTCCTCGGTTCCATCTTGGCGACCATGCTCAACGACCAGCAACTTGAATCGTACACAGATGACGACCTCGGCCTACGCACCGCGGTCAAGCGCAGGACAACCGAGAAGGCTGAACCCCCGAAGGTCGCTGAAATCTTGCTCAAGAACGAGCTTGTCGCTTACAAGGACATCCCTGACATCATCGTCGCCACGGCGAAGACCCTTGATCCTGAGACTCTCCGTAACGAGCTGTCCTACAACTGGAACATCGACAGCGAGATCATCGAGAGCATGATCGACAAGACCGTGTCGTCGGCCTACGCTGAGGTCCGCGTCCTCCGCCAACCGGCACCCAAAATCATCACCACCTAACCTATACCCTCTTCATACACACACGTACACATACACTTATATTACCTATCTCTATATAGGCTATACGCGGTGGTAATACAGGTCGTACACGTGTACGGGAAAGGATACCTATAGTGACGTGTGAGCATCCTCACATATGTAAGCTCAACTGCTTCCTCTTCCAGCTGAGCGAGTTCGTCACCCAATGGCAGGAGTTCCATGCTGAGCACGGACGGGACGAGGGCATCCTCTCGATCATGCTCGGCCTTACTTTCACCCATCCCGACTTCGTCCGCGAGATGGCCCAATCCTACGCCGAACACCTGCCGCCACTCTCCATCGCCAGCATCGACCAGATGGCGGAGGAGTTCGTTCAAGGAGTCAGAAATGCCCTCGCAGACAACACATAGCGAATACTGGGCGGCCATCGAGCGTATCGGTGGCCGCCGCCTTCAACCCCACTACCGCCGATCCCTTATCAAGGAGTTCGGCTGGCGCATCCTCGATGATGCTCGCGTCCGCTTCGCTTCGTACCTTGCAGGTGAACAGGGTGGCTATTTGGCATTCCGCCAGTTGTGCGAAGAGTTGCAGCGGAGCAGCGGCGCATACCAAGCAGACTTCGCTGATCACAACCGCCCAGTACCAGCCAAGCCATCGCCCCATCAACCGGTCGATACACCCGTCGACTGGCCAGACCTACCCGACTACGACGATCTGCGAGAGTACCCAGCCATCATTCGTCAGCTGGCCACGCTCCGCATGGCCGGTACTCAGATATCCCTCGACTTCGCCGTCGCTGGCGCTCTTGCAACATGGGCTGCCGCTACCGGCAACCGCCTAGCCTTCGAGGCCTACGGCTTTGGCTACCATTTCTGCAACCTGTACATCGTCCTCGTAGGCGCCACCGGCCGGAGCTACAAGTCCAGCGTCCTCAAGTACACAAAGCAGCTCGTCGAAGCTACCAACCCACAGCTTCTTGCAGCCGACGAGAGCAGCGCTGAGGCCCTTGTACGAGACCTAGCGGACTTCCCCTCACGCCTCTGGATTAAGGACGAACTCAGTGGCCTCCTGTCGTCTCTGAGAGGACGGGACTACATGGGTCCTATCCGAGAAATCCTACTAAGTCTCTTTGATCACTCAGGCGTGTACCGCCGTCACCTTATGAAAGCCACCTACGAAGCCAGCGACCCCTGCCTGTCGTTCCTCGCCGGTATCCAGCCTGAGATCATGGGCGAAGAGCTATTCAGCGGCCGCAACGTCACCTCTGGTCTCATCAATCGCCTTATCCTCGTCCACAGTAAGGGCGAAGAGGAACGCCGCCCCCGCCTCGAGAATCAGGTCGCATGCTGGACCACCGTTACCACTCGCCTGCGTGCAATTCAGGCATTGCCACGTGTCACTGTTGACTGTCACGATATCGCTCCAGCAAGCTCCGTCCTCGTCGACACGGGAACCTACGCACCACATGACTATATCGCTCAGCGCTCCGGCATCATCGCCCTTAAGATCGCCACGCTCCTCGCAGCTGCTGACCGATGGCCCACGCCCTCGTCACCGGTTCCGTCCCACTGGCTCTCGCTTGCACTTGGTCTGCTCGACCGCTGGTACCGCTCAGCAGCAACGATCATCGATGCCGTCTACGTCAAGCAACCTGACGAGAAAGAGCGCCGCGACATTATGTCGCTCATCTGTGAAGCGTCACACAACGGGCGTCGCCCCCTTACGATGGCTGAAATTCAAGCCGCTACGCACATGAGCAAGCGCAACGCAGAATCGTACAGAAACGACCTACACGCCAGGGGTTGGGCTATAACAACCGATGACGACGAACTAATCTGCATGCGGCTCGCACCGCAGTGTCCTGAAAGGAGAGCCACCTCATGAACATCGAAGAGTTTGCCAAAGCCAAACACCTGTCGCTCGACACCCTCGTCAACTCAGGTATCAGCTCAGGCCTTCGTATCCCGTACATGGACGAGAACGGAGACGTCCAAGCTATCCGCAGCCGCTCGAACTGGGACAGCTTCCGCTGGCGTAGCGGTGACCAGCTCATCCCCTACGGCATCTGGCATCGCTGGCATGAAGTGCCGGGCGAACTCGCTATCGTCGAAGGCGAGTCTGACGCCCTTACTCTTTGGGAACTGAATGTTCCCGCCATCGGGATACCTGGAGCCGCCACATGGCGTCCTGAATGGCGGAAATACATCGGTAAGCGCCGCCCCGTTCTCCTTATGGACAACGACGACGCCGGCCGTCAGCTACGCACCAAGCTCGCTCGCAGTCTCGGCTGCATCTGGTGGGTCACCCCTCAGCCCTACAAGGATATTAGCGAAGCATGGATAGCCATCAACAACCGCAAGGCATTTCACAAGTACCTCGATAGCCTGATGCAGAATCTTAGGTGCTACACCCCACCGGTTGTCGATCATCTCTTACGGGACACCCGTGGGACAGAACCACTTCTGCCGATCGTTCAGAAGTATGTTGAACTCAGTAAGCGAGGCCGCGACTGGTGGGGGCTTTGTCCCTTTCACGCAGAGAACACGGCATCCTTCCATGTGACCCCCGACAAGAACATCTGGTACTGTTTCGGCTGTGGCGAAGGCGGCGGTCCGAACCGGTTCAGACAACTTATCGAGCGGGTCAGATGAAAGCATCGAGGTGGAAGCGCCATGAAAGAGAGATCATGCACAAACTCGGAGGTCAACGCCTCCCAAACACAGGCCGGAGCCAAGCCGATGGCAGAACTGATTGGCTATCAGTCCAAGTCAAGACACGAGTCTCGGTTCCCGTATGGCTTATCGCTGCCGTCGAGCAGTCGCGCCGAGACTCAGACCCCCAACACCTACCCATCACCGTCATATCGCACTCCCCCGGACAAGGGCACCGAACCGAACGCTATGTCGTCATCGCTTTCGATGACTTCCTCGACTGGTTTGGACCTGTCGGACAAGGTGACTAATCTTGTTCCGAGCATCATCTTCGCAGCACGCTACTACGACGTACCGATCTCCGAGCTGCTTCGCTACCCAGCGTCTGGTCGTGGCCGACGGCCGGTTACACAAGCAAGGGGTCTGGTCACCCACCAAGCCCGCAAACTATTCGACTTCACATGGAAGGAGTTGATGCTCGTATTCCACGGTTATGACCGCACAACCATGAACTACTGGTTGCAGCAGCATCGTGCTGTCTGGTGCCGGTTAGCGGAGGATGAATGACATTCGAAGTTATCTCATTGCAATCGCCACCGTTGCGGTTGCCGCAACAGCTCTCGGATTCCCCGTAGGAAAGGAGACCAAGCATAATGAGCCTGATACTCGCCCTCTGGTTGTTCCCCATAGGAATATCGATCGGCTACTGGCTGAAGCGCCGACAGCAAAGCCGACAGGAACACGAGTACCTACAGAGGCTGCAGCAACGCCAGCTCTCACGCCAGTCCCAATCCCCGCCCCAGAACCGGTCCCAGAACCCATCCCACCTCCCCCACCAGCACCAACCCCCGCACCAGTCCTCACCAACGACATCGAACGACTGGTCTGCTCCTATGGATGGGACTGCTATCAAGCACTAACCGTCATGTGGTGTGAGTCCGGCGGCAGGCCGTGGGCAGACAATGGATCTGTCCACGGCCTGTTCCAGATTCACGAGGTTCACGCGGACAGGTTCGCTGCCCGTGGCTGGTCGTACTGGAACGATGTGTATGACCCCTACCGCCATGTCGAGATCGCTTACGAGATATGGAGTGATCACAGCTGGCGCGCCTGGGGTTGCCGTCCGTGGTAGAAGGGAGTTACCAAATGCCACTTGAAAATACAGAGCGCCAGCAGCTCGCCTACGAAGGGGTGAAGGTGCAGGCGGAGCTGGACTACGTAATCTGGCTTCTGCACAGCGCCACAAGTGTGACTGTTGCGCTTCAGGCCAACATCGCCCTACAGCGCATGCGGGACTGGGTCGACCACATCGTGGCTGAAGGAAGCGACTAAATGGCTAAGGTGGAGTCATGAAGTACACCGACCGTCCGATGAACGGCACGCCCAACCCGTGGCTGTTCGAGACCAAGCTAAGGACGTTCAGGGGCATCCAGCTCCATGCCACGAGGGGCGGCTCTACTGTCGTCGCCGAGGGGCCAGCCACCGAGAACTGGATGAAGCACCCGAACAACGGGTCGGCTTCGCAGGGATGGGGAGCGTCCTGCGATGTCATCATCTTCCACGACGGCACGCGGGTGTGGGTGAACAGCGACGTGCCCAACAAGGCGCCGATGTACGGGGCGGGCTACGGCGGCGCAGGGTCGTGGTCGGCAGGCTGGTACTACCTGCAGGTAGAGATAGCACAGGCTAACCCCGGCGACTACTACCTGGGGGCCGAGGTAGACAGCATGGCCGAACTCACG